GCTCAACGATTGGAACTGATTGAAAAGGTTCTATCGGAGCAGAACAAGTCGGAAGATTTAGAGTCACTGAAAGAGTCCGATCCGATTGGCTACGCGATGAAAGTCGCTGAGTCTGTCCAGCGAGACAAGCAACTAGCCGCAGTTCAGGCTGAAAAGCAACGCATTGCTGAGAAGCAACAAGCGGAGCGTCAGACGCAACTCCAGCAGTATCTTGCCGAGCAACAGGCCCGACTACAGCAAGCCATTCCAGAGTATGCTGACCCGCAGAAGGGTGAAGAAGTCCGACGGGATATTCGCTCGTATGCACAGAACGTCGGTTTTACGGAATCAGAACTCAATCAGGTATATGACTCACGCGCTGTTCAGGTTTTGTGGGAAGCCGCTCAGTACCGCAAGCTGATGTCTACCAAGCCAGAAGTAACCAAGAGGGTTGCCGAGGCTCCTAAGACGCTAAAGCCCGGAACTGGGAAGGTTTCAAACCCTGAGTCTGACGCTTATAAGGCTGATATGAACCGACTGCGCAAAACTGGCAAAGCCAGGGATGCTGCGACTCTTTTTGAACGATTCTTGACATAGGAGCAATCATGCCCGTCTATCAAACCTCCACGGCTATCGGTCAGCGCGAAGACCTGATCGATGTCATCTATCAAATCTCCCCGACCGAAACCCCGATTATGAGCACTCTTGCTCGTACTCGTGCAACGGCTGTTTTTCACGAGTGGCAAACCGACTCGCTGGCTTCTGCGACCACTGCTAATGCTGCGGTTGAAGGCGCTGATGCTGTGTCGGCTACGCTTAGCCCGACCACTCGTCTCGGCAACTACACGCAGATCGTTCAAAAGACGATTCAAGTGTCAGGCACTCTTGAGACGGTCAACAAAGCAGGTCGGCGCAGTGAGAAAAGTTACCAGCTGGCAAAAGCCGCTTCTGAATTGAAGCGGGACATGGAAACCATCATTACTGCTAACCAAGGCCGCGATGCTGGCTCGTCCACGACCGCTCGTAAACTCGGCGCGATTCTGTCTTGGCTGAAAACCAATACGTCGAAAGGTACTTCCGGCACTGACCCGACGACTATCGGCGTTTCGACCCGTTCGGACGGTGCGACTCGTACATTCACCGAGCAGCTTCTGAAGGACGAAGTTGCGGCGGCGTTCGATTCGGGTGGCAATCCGACGATGCTGATTGTTGGTTCCGGTCTGAAGCAGAAGGTCTCCTCGTTTGCCGGTATCGCTGCCCAGCGTTACATGGCTCCTGGTGACCAGCCGACGACGATTATCGGTGCCGCTGATGTTTACATGAGCGATTTCGGTACTCTGTCGGTTGTTCCTGACCGCTTCATGCGTACTCGTGACGCGCTGCTGATCGATCCGGAATACGCTGCTCTGGCGTATCTGCGTCCGTTTGCAACGACTGATCTTGCAAAAGTTGGCGACAGCGACAAGTCCCAGCTTCTGTGCGAGTTCACGCTCGAGATGCGTAACGAGGCGGCTCATGCCATCGTTGCGGACTTGAACCCCGCGCTGTAATCGGGAAGGGGAGGGGGAAACCTCTCCCCGCTTCTATGCCAACACTATTTTCTGTTCACGACGGCCGATATACCGTTGCTCACGCGACTGAGAGCGGTGTGATTCTGGAGACAAAGCAGGATGTCTCCGAAATCATCGAGGCGAACAAACGTCAATTCAACGATGCGCCCAAGAAGTTCGACGATGTAATCACGCACGTTGCTCGACTTCCGCTGACGCTGATTGATGACCTGAACGCAAAAGGCATCATGCGTGGCTTCCACGTAATAGATCAGACTGCGTTCAAGGCTTTCCTAAACAATCCTGACAACCGATTTTTCAGAACTCATCCGGGGCATATTTGAAAGTTGCAATCTGTGTCCCATGCAGGGACGAGGTGATGTCTGGATTCTGTTTCGACCTTGCTAGGCTGTGTGCTTACGAGGCCAAACGTGGAGTAAACGACATCCAGTTGTTGCAGATGCCGGGAACGCTGATCTTCACGCAAAGGGAGAAACTGGCATCCGAGGCTCTGGAGTGGGGTGCAGATCAGACGTTGTGGATTGACTCGGATCAACGGTTTCCTGCTAACGCGCTGGAGATTCTTCAGTCAAGACAGGTGTCGATGATCGGGACGAACGCCACCACCAGGAGGGAGCCGATTCTTCCTACCGCGCTGAATCTCAAGATTGAGCGGGAGATGTTGAACGGCAAGCCTGAAGGCGAACCGTATCAGGTGTGGCACAAGGTAGAGAGCAGGAACAAGAAGGGAATTGAGCAGGTGACAGCAGTCGGTTTTGCGTGTACGCTTGTCAGTAGAGAAGTGTTTGAGAAGGTTCCCCGTCCTTGGTTTGACATCATCTGGACGGATCATGGGAACGTAATTGGGGAAGACGTCACTTTCTGTGTCCGCTGCATGGAAAACGACATTCCTGTCTGGGTAGACCACGAATTGTCGATGCACATCGGGCATATCGGAGTCAAGACATTCGGATGGGATGATGTAAAGCATGGCCCTAACGACCTACAGCGATCTGCAAACAGCAATCGCAAACTATCTCGCAAGAAGCGATCTAAGTAGCCAGATCCCTGACTTCATTCGGCTGGCAGAGATTCGCTTGCGTCGAGAGCTTCGCATCCGTCAGATGCTGAAGAACGTCACCACTACCACCACGAGCGGTGATGCGACGGTGCAGCTACCGTCAGACTTTCTCCAGATGCGTGACCTGTACATCGATGGAGACCCGCTCCAGCCGGTGATCTACCTCACTCCGTCATTGTTCACCAGCAACGCGCAGTCTACGTACTCTGGCAAGCCAACTCGCTACACAATCCTGGCAGACGAGTTCAAGTTCGCGCCTTACCCTGATACTGCGTATACGCTGTATATGCTGTATTACGCTTCGCCACCCTTCCTCTCTAGCACGCAGACGACGAACGTCTGGACGGTGAACGCGATGGATTGTTTGCTGTATGGTTCGCTGGGTGAGGCTGAGCCGTATCTCATGAACGACGCTCGATTGCAGACCTGGGCGACGTTGTATCAGCGTGGCATCAACAGTCTTACGAAGTCGGACGATGATGCTGAGTTCAGTGCGTCACCGTTGACGATGCGGGTGAGTCGATAATGGCGCTCGTACTAAAAGATCGCGTCAAAGAGACGACTTCCACCCAAGGAACGGGGACAATTACCCTGCTGGGTGCTGTGCAGGGGTATCAGGGTTTCTCGTCTATCGGGGTTGGAAACACGACCTATTACTGCATCCAATCAACTGCTGACTGGGAAGTCGGTATCGGTACGGTTGGAGCCGGATCGCTGACTCGAGATACCGTTCTTGCAAGCAGTGCCAACGGAAGTCTTGTCGGATTTGGGTCTGGCGTTAAGGATGTGTTTTGCACTTACCCTGCTGGCAAGTCAGTAAGCACTGATAGTCTTCCTGTTACTTTAGCGATCAATAGTGCCTCACCTAACGATACGGTAAACGTCGCAAGTCTTACTGCTGCTGTCACGACTGCAACTGGCGACATTGCGCTTATTCCGAAAGGAACAGGAGCAAAACTCGCACAGGTTCCCGATGGAACGGCGACTGGTGGAAACAAGCGCGGAACTTATGCGGTTGACTGGCAGACCGTTCGTACTACTGCTGCCAAGGTAGCAAGTGGATCGCTCGCTGTCATCGGGGGTGGATACGCAAATATTGCCTCTGGTACAAACAGCACAGTCGCAGGTGGAAGTTTGTGCCAAGCAACACAGACTGGTGCAACAGTTGGTGGCGGCGGCGGCAATATTGCAAGCAGTTTTTATTCGACAGTAGCCGGTGGCGCTGACAATACTTCGAGTGCAACGCATACTACAATCGCTGGCGGCAGACTTAACACTGCATCGACCGAGTATGCAACGGTCGCAGGAGGCCGGGAAAACGCTGCTTCTGGGGGGCACTCATCGGCAGGCGGTGGTCGGCAAAATACCGCAAGTGCAGCCTATTCTGCGGTTGCTGGTGGCTATTTAAACGCTGCGTCCGGTACTGGCAGTGCTATCGGTGGTGGTCAGCAAAATACTTCTTCCTCTGCCTATTCGTTTGTTGGTGGAGGGCTGACGAATACAGCATCTGCAAGTGCTGCCGTTGTTGCTGGTGGCGAATCAAACACTGCGTCTGGTGGGTATTCGGCTGTTGGCGGCGGGATTAGCAATGCCGCTTCTGGGCTGTGGTCTGGTGTTGGATCAGGGTTAAACAACATTGCTAATGGTGGCATCGCTTATGTTGCCAGCGGTGGCGCAAATACTGCGTCTGGGGATTACTCTTTTGTTGCTGGAGGCTCAGACAACGTAGCGTCAGGGAATGTGTCTGCTGTGATTGGTGGTGTTTACGGCACGACTCGAGGGATCATTGGCTATCTAGTCACTCCTGCAAGCAACACCCCGATTGAAGCAAAAGCAGGTGTGCAGCAAGCCGCTCGTCTCGTACTAGGAGTGCAGACGACGAATGCCACTGCGACAAAGTTGCGTAGCAATACAAGTTCTGCTGATGCGACCAATCAGTTGATCTTGCAGAACAACAGTGCAATTTATTTCAAAGGCACTGTGATTGCCAATGTTACGGCAGGCGGCAATACGAAATCCTGGGCATTTGACGGGCAGATCAAGCGTGGTGCAAATGCTGCGGCTACGACACTGACAGGCTCAACGGTGAGCAGTCCGTATGGGGATGCTGGTGCGTCTACCTGGGCAGTATCGCTTGCTGCCGACACTACGAATGGTGGTCTTGCTGTAACAGTAACGGGTCAGGCTTCGACTACTATTAGGTGGGTGTGCAAGCTGGAAACTACGGAAGTAGGCTTCTGATGTTCGGGATTGCGGCGTTCTCTGAAGTTCCGTTCAGTTCGCTGCCGACTAGTGGTGGGATCTGGCAAGAGTTACGAGGCGATAGTAATGTTTGGACTCGTATTGACCCGACAGAATCTAGTTTTCTGGTCAGGGCTAGTAACGGGGTGCAGTATCAGGCTTCGCTGATTGTTTTATCAAGTTCTGCTGTTCAGTTTGTGGTGCCGCGAGAAGTCAAAGACAGTAGCGGCACGACGTTTGTTCCGGTCACTAACTTGTGGCAAGATTCTTCAACATCATCCAGTTCGTGGGTAGAGGTCTAACATGGCTGCACCATTCTCAACGACACCCGATAGTTGTGCAGTCAACTGCATTGCTATCACTCCTGCCGACTCTGATCTGGTTGCGCCCGTTCGTGCGCTCTACATCGGCGGGTCTGGTAACGTGCGGATCAACGACACCGGCGGTGGAAGCGTGATCTTCTACAACGTCCCTGCTGGCGTCATCCTGCCGGTGATGGCTCGACGGGTCTGGTCAACCAACACGACTGCCAGCAACATTGTTGGACTGCTGTAATGTTGCTCGG